TCCGGCTTCGGCATCACCGACGCCTACACCAAGACGGAGATCGACACGAAGCTGACCGGCGGCATGCACTACAAGGGCTCCGTCCAGACCGTGGCCGACCTGCCCGCCTCCGGCAACGAGGTGGGCGACTTCTACAACGTCATAGCGACTGGCGAGAACTACGCATGGGACGGCTCCGCTTGGGACCTGACCGGCTCCATGGTTGACCTGCAGCCCATCACCAATGCAGAGATCGATGTCATCGTGGCTTCGTAGCCTGCTCCGCCTCGCGGCCGCGCTGGCGGCCTGCCTCCGGCGCATGAAGGGGATTCAATGAGCGTTCTCGAAAACTTCAGGTGGCCGTCTCTGGCCCGCGACCTCGCCGTCATGCAGACGCCGGGGTCTCCCATCACGGACTTCGGCGACATCTACGAGACGTACCATATCACCGAGGACGAGCTGAAGAAGGTCATCCAGATTCCGGCCTTCCAGCAGATGTACCGAGACGAGCTCGCGGGCTTCCGCTCGCAGGGCTCCAAGGCCGCGTCCCTCTACCGCACGGGCACGCTGTCGCAGGCGCTCATGGAGCACCTGTTCAGCGACGCCATGGGCGGGCACATGAAGGCGCCGGACATGCTGAAGCTCCTCGAGCTTCTGCTCAAGGCGTCCGGCCAGCTCAACCCCGAGGCGCCGACCGTCAACGTCCAGACCAACGTGGGCGTCGCCATCCCCGTGCCCAACCTGAAGAACCACAAGCTCGACCATCTCAAGGCGGTGGAGGCCCATGGCTAGCTTTCTCGGCGGAGCGATGCGGGCGCTGGCGCGCCATCCGAAGACGGCCGCGTTCTTCGATACGCATCAGTACGCTTCCCTTCCGAAGAACTGGGCCGACGACCCGGAAATTGTGAAGCTGGCTCGCGACGCTTATGCCGAAGCCGGCATCGAGAGTCCGTTCTTCAAGGCGTTCTACGAGGGTTCCAAGCTCGTTGACGCGCAGGGCCGTCCCGTTCCCTTCTACCACGGTTCCGTGGAGCGAGGGCTCGAGTCGATAGACCCCGACTTTTCCCGGGGCGCCTCCGCCGGCAGGGGCGCGGCGTTCGGCGCGGCGCATCCCGGAACCGGGCTGTCCTATCTTGGGCGCCCGGGCGAGCACCTCGTGCATACCGACCCTGCCTACGGCAATTTTTACGGCGCTCTGTCTTCGGCTTTGAAAAATGGCGAGCGCATCGCATATCCAGATCCTGAGATTGGCGGTCTTGTTTCCGTTCAGATTCCTCGCGGCGAGGCTTCGGCGCTTGCGTATCCTCCGTACAATCTTTCGACGACGAAGCTGGACGATGCTCTGTACAAGATTAAAAGGAATTTGAACGAAATAGACTGGCAGGCCAATCTGGCGCAGCTTTCCAAGTCGTACGATTCTTCCATAGGCGGGTATCCAGTTCCTAGAGGAGCTTTGGAGAATGCAGCGTCTCGGCACATTGCCTATGATCTTTTTGCCGATGTCAATTCCGATGTGCTGTCGCGGTATTCTGCAAGCCCAATAAATAAAGTTTTTTCCCATCCTGAAATGGGCGAGATATATCCGCTTTACATAAATGCAAAGAATCCGCTCGTGGCAACAGGCAGAGACGATGCGCGTTCATGGATTCGTCTTGCCGACATGGACTTGGACGCCGCGTCTCTTGCGGAGGACGAGCTTCAGCGTTTTGCAGAGCGCGGTCCGAAGGTCGGCTCCGTGTTTCCATTCGTGAAGAACAGCGATGCTCCGACGGATCATCTTGCCGGGTATCTGCGTTCCAAGACCGGGCATGACGCGATGCTGATGCGGGGCGTGTACGATGGCGGGGGCGGAGACGTTCCGCCTACCGACGTCGTCGCCTACTTCGACCCGCGTCAGGCGAAGGATGCGCTCCGCAACCGGGGCACGTTCAATCCCGCCGACAGGAACATGCTCCGTGCCGGTTTGCCCTACGCCGCAGGTGGAGGCGCGCTCGCCGCTGCCATGCGGGCTGGAGATGCGGAGGCCCGTCTCAGGGAGCGCGACCTTCCCGTGCAGGAGGCGTGGAATCCCGTCGAGTCCCTCGCCCTCGCGCCCATGGGAGGCTTCTGGCTGGACGCCGCCATGGGTCTCGCGCCCGATCTTCCCGAAGTCCCTGAAGAATACTACGAGGCCGCGCAGTAATGTTCAGATACGTCCCCTCCCCCACCGGGCTCGCCTTCCACGAGTCCGACAAGTACGTCAAGATGCTCTGCGGGCCGTACGGCTCCGGCAAGTCGTGCTGCTGCGCCATGGACATCCTGTTCTACGCCTGCGCCCAGCCCGCCGCCTCCGACGGCGTGCGGTACTCGCGCGTCGGCGTGGTGAGGTCGTCCTACCCCGAGCTCACGTCCATGACACGCAAGTCGCTTCTGGAGGTTCTGCCTCCCGAGTGCGGCGACATCACCGGCGCCGTGGCGCCCCTGCGCGGCGTCTACGTCATTCCGCTGCAGGACGGCACCAAGGTGAGCCTCGAGCTCAACCTCTTCGCCCTCAAGACGCCGGACGACTGCTCCAAGATCCTGTCGGCCAACTGGACCTTCGCGTGGATCAACGAGGCCACAGGCGTCTGTCAGGAGGTGTTCGCCGCCGTCCAGACCCGTATCGGGCGCTTCCCCCCGCAGGACTTCGGCGGGGTGAACTGGGGCGGGGTCATCATGGACTTCAACCAGCCCGCCCACGGCTCGTGGCTCGACCGCTACTGCAAGGAGCCCGAGCCGAACTGGCTCGTGCTGCGCCAGCCGCCGGCCGCGCTCAAGATCGACGGCCCCGACGGCAGGCCGGTCTACGAGGTCAATCCCAACGCCGAGAACCTGCGGAACCTCGGCGCCCGGGAGGAGGGCGACCCCGACGACTTCCCGGCGGAGCAGAGGGGGATGCGGTACTACCGCAACCAGATCCAGTCCCTGCTCAAGGCCGGACGCTCGGACGTCGTCGAGAACCAGTACTGCATGCTCGACGTCCCCGTGGTGGAGGGCAAGCCCGTCTTCCCGTCGTTCTCGATGGAGCGCCACGTCGCCCCAAACCCGCTGGAGCCTCTCATGTTCCACGAGATAGTCGTCGGCATGGACCAGTCGGGCATCCATCCGGCCGCGGTGGTGCTCCAGAACCAGAACGGCAAGTGGTGCGTCCTCGACGAGCTCTACGCCGAGAACGAGGGCTTCGAGAACTTCCTCAACGGCATGCTCGTCCCCATGCTGCGGAGCAGGTACTCCACCTGCCCCGTGACGGCGGCCATCGACCCTTCCAACCAGAGGGACTCGTGGCAGGGCGTCACGCCCCGGCAGCGCCTCGAGGAGGCGGGGATTCCGGCGGTGACGGAGATAACCAACTCGCCCAAGGCCCGCATTCAGGCCGTCGACCACATGCTCAACCTCGAGGCGGGCGGCCTGCTCGTCAGCCCGGCGTGCGAGAACCTCATCAACGGGTTCACGCACGAGTACCGCTACCGGCGCATGCAGGCCTCCGGCACGCTGGGCGCCGTCTACACGCCCCAGCCGGAGAAGAACGACGCCTCGCACTATCAGGACGCCCTCCAGTACGCCTGCCTGCTCATCCAGCGGGGGGACATGGAGGACGCCGGAGAGATTCAGGACCTCGCCCGCAGGCTTTCCGAGAAGCGCCGGGCGCTCGGGAGGATTGTCTAATGGGACGCAAGCTGGACTTGACGGGACAGCGGTTTGGGCATCTTGTCGTTCTGCATGAGGACGGCAAGAATAAGAAAGGCCAGTACCGTTGGCGGTGTCGCTGCGACTGCGGCAGGGAATTTACTACTGATTCTTCTAATCTTGTTAGTGGACATACGAAGTCTTGTGGCTGCATCCGTGGTCGGCAACGCAAGTATTCTGTAAGCGTGTATACGATTGGCGATGTTGGTATTCATATAGTCAATGAGACTGGTGACTATTTTTGGTTTAGTGCTTGCGACTTAGACTATGTTTTGAGTTATAATTGGACAATAGCTTGTGGTCGAGCTTCTACTATTGTAGATGGCAAGTCTGTTTTCTTTTATAGACTTGTATTGGGTGTTAGTAATTCTACTGTACAAGTTGACCATATAAATAGAGATACTCGTGATAATCGGCGTGAAAATTTACGTGTATGTTCATTGCCTGATAATAATAGAAATCGTTGGTGTAATAAAGGATATTTCAAACGGAAAAGTGGACGATTTACTGCGAGTATTTGGTGTGGTAGAAAACGTATTTATTTAGGTACTTATGGTACAGAAGCAGAGGCTAGGGCAGCCTATCTTGCTGGCACTCGGCTTTATAGGCAGGAGTTTGCTATAGAAACTCCTGAAGATAAGGAATTTTATTTTATCTACTAGGATTATTTATGGCAAATGAAACTGTCTCTGACCGCGATTCCAATGGAATTGCGTGGCTGAAAGAAGTAGAAAATATTCCCTCCAAGGCCGAGGGCGACCTCGCCAAGGAGGTGCTGCGCCGGTACAACGGCGCGGTGCTGTGGCAGTCCACGGAGATGGTCAACGGGCGCGGCCTGCGGGACGTGCTCGAAAACTGCTGGAACCAGCAGAACGGCCTCATGTCCTGCGCCGACAGGGAGCGCATGGAGGCGCTGGGCGTCGACGCCCAGATCAACCTCACCGCCCTCAAGGTCGGCATCGCTCAGGCCTACCTGACCGACGCCCTCGTCTCGTCCACCACCGCCCTGCCTTGGGTGGTGCAGCCTACGCCCCGCCCCAGCATCTCGCCGGAATCCTCCGAGGAGCTCCTGCAGCAGCTCAAGCAGGGCTTCTTCTCCGGCGTCCTCGCGTCCGGGGAGCAGATCGTCGACTTCATCAGGCAGGGCAAGCGCATGCTGCACAGGCGCGAGCGCGAGGAGGCCCAGAAGGCCGCCGACGAGATGCAGCTCCTGCTCGAGGACCAGTGCGCCGAGGGCGGGTTCTCCCGCGCCCTCGTCGACTTCCTCCAGTACTTCCCCGTCTACCCCTACGCCGTCTTCTGCGGCCCCTACGTCACCCGCTCCGCGAAGCTGTCGTGGGGCAGGAACCGTCCGCGCCTGTCCACGGAAGTCCTGCCCACGTTCCGCGCCGTCTCGCCGTTCGACTTCGCCTACTCGCCGGACAGCCCAGACGCCCAGCGCGGGACCTGCGTGTTCACCCGCACCCTGTGGACTCGCAAGGAGCTTCTCGACGCGGCCAAGCTCCCGTCCTACATCCAGAAGAACGTGCTGGAAGTCCTCGAGGACGCCGACACCCACGACTGGTTCGACCTCAACTGGCTCACGCGCTCGCCGGACAGCCCCAAGCGCGACCTCGCCCTGTGGTCCTCCAACGTCTCCCCGCTTGAGGTGCTGACCCACTACGGCGTCATGTCCGGCAGGGAGCTCGCTGAGTACGGCTTCAACGATCTCGAGCGCACCGAGTTCTACAACTGCGAGGTGGCCATGGCCGGGTACAAGGTGCTGCAGGTCAAGGTCAACTCCGACCCGCGCATGCAGAGGCGCCCCGTCTACACGGCCTCGTTCTACCGCACCGGCGGCGACCGCATCGCCGGGGACGGCATCGCCCAGCGACTGCGCGACATTGAGCGCGCCTACCACGCCTGCCTCGCCTACCTCATGCGGAACGCGGCCAACGCCAGCGCACCCATGTGCGAGGCCGACTACCGGCGCATCTCCAAGTACATGTCCGACGAGGATCTCGCCCGTCCCGTGCCCGGCACCATGTACCTGTCCGACGCGGACACGGCCGGGTCGAACCGTCCGGCCCTCAACTTCTTCAACATCCCCGCGAACATCCCCGCCTACATGCAGCTGATGGAGATGTTCAACCAGCTCGCCGACCGCGTGACCAACATTCCGGCCGCGCTGCACGGCGAGGCGGTCGGCTCCGGCGCCATGCGGACGTTCCGCGGCATGTCCATGCTGCAGGGCAACGCCACCCGCGCCCTGCACGCCGCCGTGGCCAACATCGACACCGGCGTGTTCGAGCCCCTCGGCCAGCTCCTCTACAGCGTCAACATGCTGTACGCCTCCGACCCCTCGGTGAAGGGCGACGTCCAGATCGTCACCAAGGGAGCGGAGGGCCTGCTCCAGAAGGAGACGGAGAAGCAGTCGGCGCTCGAGCTGCTGCAGGTCATCGGCGCGGTCGGCGGCACCCTCGGGCAGGCCGTCAACATGGCGCCGGTCGTGGGCTGGGCCATGAACCGCCTCTTCGGCGCAATGGGCATCCCGGACGACGTCCTCGCCGCCATGAACATGCCTCCGCCCCAGATGCAGGCGCAGCAGGCTCCGGCCGGCATGGGCGACGGCATGAACCCGGCGTCCAATCCCGCGCCCGAGCCAGCCACGCCGGAAGGAGGCATGCAGTGATAGACGTGCCGAAGCCGGAGAAGGGAACCCTTCTCTGGCACTTCTTTCGGTGGTTCAACGACAACGTCAACTTCTGCCACGGGTGGCTCTACGACTCCGGCTTGGACAAGCCGGACAATCCGGTCTACAACTGGTTCTACGAACATTGGCTGTGGCCGTTCCGGCAGAACGGGTGCCTGTGTTGCAACGCCGTTAGAGGCTTGATATACGGGCTCATAGCAGGATGCCTTATAGGGAGGTGCTTCTGATGGCAGCAATACCGCTTTGGGACGACGCGAACGACACGCTCTATTCCGACAGCTTCTTCGTGAAGCCGGGATGGTCGGCCGTGCTGTTCGCTGCCGGACTGTCCGAGGAGAAGGTGCGGAAAAGCGCCGCCGAGTTCAAGGGTCCCCAGATGGTCTGCGTCGAGCGCCTCATATACGACTGCAAGTATCCCGAGCCGAAGCCCGACTGCTGCGGCCTCTGCTCGCACGTCCGCGACGTGCAGCTTCCCGAGGCGGAGCTGCAGGCCGTGGACTACGTCGAAACCTGCTCCCTTCCGTGGACTCTCGAACCCTGCCGCAACCTTGGCGTCATCGGCATACCGGGCATCTACCGGCTGCGCCTGAACGACGCCACCGCCATCGGCACGGCGCAGGTCTACGTCGAGTTCTACCCGCACAAAGCCATCGCGCCGCAGGTGTACGGCGCATACTTCGCATAGGAGGAACGCATGTCCTGCGGAGAGCTTGGCCCCATTGAAGGCGGCCTGATCAAAAATTCCACCATTCAGGATTCCCAGCTTGTCAACTGCGACCTGACCGGCGGCAAGATTACCGGCGCCGAGCTCGATTCCTGCGAGCTCGAGAACCTCGCTTCCTGCGATTCCGAGTCGGCGCGCACAATTGCCGGCGCAATCGCGGACGACGCGTCCGCTATCCGCGACATCGCCGACGGCATCGCGGACGATGCGACCGCCGCCGGCGCCATCGCAGAGGCGATTTCCAACTCCAATCCGGCGGCGTACGGCAACCCCGCCGCGGCCGTCGCGGCGCCCGAGCTTCCCACCTACATGTACGGCTCCCGCGATGCCGTGCTCGGCAAGCCCGCTGCGTGGATGAAGGTGGGCGACTACGTCATTCCCGTCTATGCCAAGGCAGGCTCCTAATGGCTAGGCGCAGGAAGCCCGAGGAGCCGGTGCAGGCTCCCGTGGAAGTCGAGGTCGTCGAAACCTTCCCCGAGAAGAAGGAGCCCGAGAAAGCCCCGGAACCCGAGCGCAAGGCGCCCAAGGAGCCGGTGCTCGGCTACATGAGGGAGTATTATGGCCGTTCTTAGCATGTGTCTTGCATGCGGTCCCGAGCCTTCCGAAGCGAAGCTCGCCGATCCGAAGATGACGCTCGAAGGCAATCCGTACGCGCGCGGGAAGGCCGATCCTCTTCAGCCTCTCAAGCGCTACAACGACAAGCGTCTTTTCCATGACGCGGAGATGCGCGCCTGCCCCTTCAGGGGGCAGGCCTACTCGGCCATCATGGACACCCGGTACAAGGGAGAATAGCCATGTCGTGCAGCAGATGCGGGCGCAAGCCCCGCCAGATTCCCCCGCCGTCCTCCGCCGGACGCCCCGGCACCGCGCCGTCTCCGGCGCAGAGGGGAGGCGGCAAGTCTCCCAAGGAAATCATCGAGGGCATGAAGTATGTCCCGACCCGTTCTAGGTAGCGAGCTCGACAGGGCGCTCCGGGCGGACGCGCCCCTGCGGAAGCTCCTTCTGGAAGCCGTATCGAACCGGCTGTCGCAGGCGCAGGAGGACTTCGACGCCTCCGCGCGGGCGGCGGCCCTCAACCCGGCCAACGCGCCCCGCGCCGCCTACACCCTTGGCAGGGTGTCGGCGCTTGAGGATCTGGAGCGCGACTTGGCCTCTCTAGGAGCGTAGACCATGGCAGCCTTCGACAAGGCACCTACCAATCCGTACACGGCCAAGGCCGACGAGTTCAAGAAATCGCTCGCGGCCGAGGCTCCCGCTCAGGAGCCCGGCCCGCAGAACTCCATCTATCCCCAGTTCGGCGCTCAGGAGCCCGCCCCCGCTCCGGCGCCCGAGCCCGCTCCGGCTCCGCAGCCCGAGCAGGCGCAGCCCGCTCCGCAGCCGGCTCCGGCTCCGGCTCCGCAGTACCCCCCGCAGGGGGGCTACGACCCGATGCTGGCCGAGCGCCTCGCGGCGGAGCGGGAGCAGTTCAGGCAGGCCTACGGCGCTCAGGCTCAGGAGCTCGAGCAGCTCAGGGCCAAGGCGGCGGAGCTCGACGACATCAAGCGCCGCGCCTCCGTCCGCGCCGACGTCCAGCAGAAGATGCTGGACGGCTTGTCCTCCGTCACCCCGGAGGACGCTCAGGCTATCTCCGAGTCCGTGCTGACCATGGCGGACCAGCGCCTCGACCCCCTGAAGCAGCAGCTCGAGCAGCAGCGCCGGGAGTTTGAGGAGGTCACCGCTCGGCAGCGCGCGGAGCTTGAGCGCTCCCGCAGGGAGATGCTCAACGGCCGCATCCTCGCGGCCCATCCCGACTTCTACCAGATCATGAACACGCCGGAGTACCGCCAGTACGTCACGCAGCGCGACGGCAAGTCCTCGGAGACGAGGGAC